TGACCTATCCATAGCTTCTTGCTGTTGTTTGCTAGACATATTCATAAGAGAGTAGTTATCTGGTCTGATAGTACCGTGACAACGGCCCCAGGCCTCCATGAGAGCTTGCAGGGCGTCTTCTTTGTTGGAGTTTGATGACTTGGCTATACTTTCCAATCTTTTACCAAACTCGTCCATAACAGTTATATGCGTCGGTTTGTGTCGCAACAAACTATAAACAGCTCCACTTGATGTATAACCGTCTCCAGCCATCAAATCCATGTGGCCAGAGTTATCTAATACAGACTCAATAACTGTCTTGGTATTCTCTTTACCCTGACCAGACTTAGCAATACACATAAAATACAAAGACGAAAAGTTATTCATATCTGATTTATACATACGACCAGCAGCAACAGAGCCAACTCCTAACGCTGACTGCAAACTTAAAGCTGGTTGAGATATTTGAGCTATCTGCTCTGAATATTCGTATATATCTTTGATAATTCCTGGAGGAGAGTATAGTTCGCTTGGCTCTTTGATAACCCTGTTTTTAGAAATATAGGTTGGAGCTGCTTGATTCTTACGCTCATGGGTTTTCATAATAGAATTAACCGTTGTAGATATCTCCGTATCTTCCAAAGGCGGTTTGTTGCTTTGATTCCAAGACTGCAAAAAGAACTCTGTAAACTCTACGTTTAATCCTTTAGCAATTAGATAACCTGCCAATCTAGCTGCAGTATCATTACGGCTTCCCTCTGCAGCGGCTTCAAGGGAGAGAGGTGTCGCTATAGGTTTTCCGTTTATCTTATCTGCGCCAGTAACTTTTACCCAATCTTCGCGAGAGAAGTTTGGCAAGTCACCTGTATCATGCAATTCCCAATCTGATATTAGTTGAGGCTCATAGATGGCGCCAGTAGCATGTATATTATATGGAGCAATAATCAAGCCACCGACGCCTCTTATATCAATCAGTTTTGCTGGGTCATAATCAGCAACTCTGCGAGCGACATAAGTTGTAAAATTTTCTGGGTTGTTATAGTAATAGTGCATACCCTTACCAGTAGCCACCTTCAAAGGTGTAACAGGTAAATTATTGGCAGCCCAAGTTACTGCTTCTGGAGTATCTGCATCTACAACCAAAAACTTTCCAGTTACTAAAGCTACGACTAAATCATCGCGGCCTTCAAACCATCTTGTTATCTCCTCTGTTGTTGGTTGCTCGCTTTTAAATCTTTCCCAGCTTCCAAGTTCTCTAGGCGGAACTTTATTATGGCGTAGTAAAGGTACTACACTAAAGCCTGATTCTGCATAGGCAAGCGCTAAATCCAACGCAGAGTCTTCTGCTGTTGCTTTGACGTTGAACACTTCTGTTATTCTTCAAAAGTAGTTTCAAGTGGTCCGTAAATAGATTCAAAGTCTAGCTTTCCATCTGCTGCTTTGATTATCTTTTTAGCCTGTTTAATAGACGGTTGACGTCTACCATACCTCCAGGACTTTGCTGTTGCTTCAGAGCATTCAAATAACTTTGCTGCTCCAGCGTTGCCTATATAGGCAATATAATCTTTTAAAGATATACGTTTCACTTCTCTCTCCTTGTATTCTGGCTCTAGTTTGTTAGCATATAAAGATTCTAAATCTTTGTTACATAACTGCTGTAGCCTGTATAAATAATTCACTTTCCATTGATTTTTATTGACTTCGCTCATAGTTGCTTTCTGTAATAAATTTATTTTGAACTAAAAGTATACAGTTTAATATTTTATCTGTATACTATTATTTTATCTTTAGGAGAAATGATATGAGCGATATATTAAGTCGTATAAAAAGCCCGAGTGATTTGGTCGAATCGCAAGGCGCCAAACTTTTGGTTTACGGAATCTCTGGAGCTGGTAAAACAACTCTTTGTCAGACCGTTCCAGGAAAAACTCTTGTCGTTAGTATGGAAGCTGGCCTTCTATCTATTAAAGATGCTACAAACGTGACTGCTATTGAAGTCAAAGAAGCAGCTGAAATAGAAGAAATTGCACAGCTTTTAGAAAGTGGCAAGTTAGACTACGATACTGTTTGTTTAGACAGCGTGACAGAAATGTCAGAGATTGTTTTAGCAAATGAGTTGAAGAAAAGTAAGGACCCAAGAAAAGCGTATGGGGAAGTCATCCAGATTATGACTAAGACTATGCGTAGATTTAGGGACCTTCCAATACATGTTGTATTTATTGCTAAACAGCAAGAGGTACGAGATGAGGCTACAGGTATTTTACATTATCAACCTATGATGGTTGGAGCTAAACTGCCTACGCAAATTCCTTACTTCTTTGATGAAGTGTTATGTTTGAGAACATTTGATACAGAAGACGAAAAAGGAAAGAAATCAACTGAACGTTGGTTGCAAACAACTCTTGGCGCTAATTACATCGCTAAGGATAGGAGTGGTAAGTTAGATGACCTTGAGGAACCTAACCTATCACATATTATTAACAAGTTAGGATTTACAGGAGAAGCATAATGTCTGACTTTGATGGAATTGATTTTACTAATGTAGAATCTGGGCAAGAGGAATCATCCTCTTATATACCGAAAGGTGATTATAATTGTATTATCAGCGAATGTACTAAACATGTATCTGCTGCTGGTAATCAAAGTATCAAGCTAGAGGTTAAGGTACACAACGAGCCAAAATATAACGGCTGGATTGTTAGAAAATACTTCAGCCTTTGGTATCAGAATGATGACAAGGAGAAGCAAGAGCTGATTAGAGGTTACGCAGCTTCTGACTTTAAACGTTTGCTTACTGCTGTTGGTCTTGATACACCACCTGCTAACGCAGAAGACTTGCAAGGTAAGACTTTAGTTTGCACATTTTCTGAAAGAGAGAGTGACAATCCTAGCTATCCAGATACTACAAACGAGATAGTTGCGTTTAGAACTCCGAAGGGAGATGGTTTAACTCCGCCTACAAAAGCGGAAGTACCACCAAGCATGGCTGCAGCGGAGACTGGCAAGCCAGCTAAACCTACTTTATAAAATAATAGGCTCCGCTAGGGGTCTCTAGGGTATCGTATAACTCCGTAAATACCTCTCAAAAACCCAACCTAGCATTTAATTATGAAACCACAATCAGCAAAACAAAAAGGTCGCAAACTCCAACAATGGGTGAGAGACAAACTTATTGAACTTTTAGATATACATCCAGAGAATGTTAAATCAACATCTATGGGTGCTGGTGGCGAGGATGTAATTATGAGTAAAGAGGCAAGAGATGCCTTTCCTTATTCTATTGAATGCAAGTGCCAGGAGTCTTTAAACATCTGGAAAGCATACGACCAAGCATCTGCCAACTGCGGAGAGCATGAGCCATTAGTTGTTATTAAAAGGAATAGGTCTAAGACCTTAGCTGTTGTAGAGGCTGAATATTTCATCAACCTCCACAAAAAAGATTAAAGGTGTTGGTTTATATTTGAACTAGCTATCTCTTCGATTTCAACATCTTCCAAAGAAACCATAGACGGCTCTTCTACTTTTTTAATTAGTCTGTTGAGATACCATTGAGCTTTGAGCAAGCCCTCTAGCTGGTCTTTCTTTTCGTAACGCCAAACATATTTGATTACATTACCTTTACAATAACCAGCAAAAGCCTCTGGAGTCATACTGGCCTCCATAGCGTCGATGCACTCTATCTCTCCGTCTTTATAATGATTTGGATTTATTGGGTCGTTCATGTTTGTCCTCCATAATGTTGTTATGCATATTTAACCAATCTATATCTACTTCTTCTTTTCGACTATCAAAGTAATACATTATAGAAGCGTAGGTGTGTCGCCAGGCTTTATCTATAATGTTGTGAACTTTTCTCCAAAACCTCATAATACTTCCTCGTAATGTAAAGCTATAAGTTGTTTTACTATTTCACCAGTAGTAACTTTTCTCTTAGTTTCTTTACTATATAAATTTCTTAACGCAGTAAGTTTTCTATTAGTTATTGGGTCTACTTTAAAACTTACTACTTGAGTATTTCTACCGCCATCAAATTTTAATTTAGGCATCTTATTCCTCCAGGTCCAAAGTGACAATATTGTCAGAGTTATAAATAGTTGTTTTACCGTCATCTAAATACTTGTTATAAGCATCTAGAAATACTTGCATCTTATCCCAAGCTTTATCCATTTGCTCGTCG